ATTTCTTTTTGTGGGAACATTGAACCGATTACATCATAAGTGTGATTAGTTACAATCATAGGAACTTTTGCACGACCTAGTTTCAAAGTTAATACTCTGAATGCACCCTTTACAATTTGGGCACGAGTCATGTCTCTAGTTTCTTTACCGTCTGCAGTATCTTCTATCTCTTTTGTAGTAGAAAGCATACCGAGTGAATCTAAGACAAACATCATAGGTGGTCTTTCTGACTCATCTGTTTCTAAATATTTGTCTAAGATGTTTATCGATTGAGTTCTGAACTGTTGAACAGTTACAACTGGCACGATAACAATTCTATTTGAATCTATACCTCTTTCTTCAATCATTTCTTTTGTGATTGCAGATTCAGACTCGAAATAGATTACTGCCGCCTCAGGATTATCTTCTAAGAACTGTTTTACCATTCCTAATGCAAAGAATGTTTTACCAGTTGCAGACTCACCTGCGATTGCTGTAATTTTGTTTGAAGGAAGTCCACCGTGTAGTGAACCTGAAAGGAGTGCATTGAATATGTAACTGCCTGTATCAACAAACGAGTCTACATCACCTGCTTGAACTCCGTCGGCAACAATACCTGCGTATTCATTACCTGTCGATTTGATTAATTCATTTAAGAATCTCATAATATACACCTCTCATAGTTTATAATCATATCTCTATTATAGAGGTATGAATCAATTTTGTAAAGTGGTTTTTTATTCTTTTTCTGGATGATATCTTTTAGACATTTCTTTGATAGACTCATCACATTTGACATGTTCTTCCATCATTGCCTTGATTTGGGATATTTGAACTTCCATGAATAGAAATCCAGCATACAACCCACCTATCAAGAACATGTAGAGTAGGTCTATGTTACTGAATTCCATTAGTCTAAAACAACCGTGCCATTAGCAAGTAGAACTTGTCTATTTGCCATGTGTTGTTCCTCAATTTCCTCTTTGTTACCACCTGTATATTTTACTGCATGGTGGTCTGCAATCATTTGTTCGTTGATATTAACTCTATGTCCAAATACTGGATGTCCTTCAATGTGATGTGCAAACAATTCACCTAGAATTCTTCCAAACTTTCCTTTGTCATGTGAGATTAATGTGATTGACTCTGCTTCTTCTAATAGTTTCTTTAGATGTTTCTTTGATGCTTTACCAAATTTCTTTTCTGTTAAGTCTCTTGTTCTGGATTCAGGAGTATCGATGCCAAGCATCCTTACTCTTTGTTTTTTGTATACCATTCCAAAACCTAAATCGATGTCGACATCTACTGTATCTCCATCCACGACCTTAACAACATTTACTGTATATTCGTATATATTTTTCATACTTCTATTTAGGATTTTATTCTTTTCACTATAGGGACTACTATAATATCTAAATTTGTATCTATGTATCCACCACCACCTTGATATTGTTTCTCAGGTATGAGATTATCATTTTTAACATGTGTATATGAAATCTCATAATCGTCTGAGAGTTTTAGTTGTGTAAACTCCCAATCTTGATACCACATTGAGAACACACCACCAACTTTTAAACAGTTATCTAATAACTCAGGTATATGAGAAACTCTTTCTTCTCTCCAAGTATCTAAGTATATTCCGTCAAACTTGCCTAGATTTAGATTGTCTTGCCATCTTCCATAAACACAATTGCATTTATCTTCCCAGCCATTTTCTTTCATGTAGTTAATTACATCTTCATGTGATTCAATTATAGTGTGAGAGTTTGGATTTGTTTCTTGTATATAAGTATCAACAATACCCATACCAAAACCTATGTTTAAGATATCACCACCATTTACTGTTACGACCTCTGATGCTTTCTTCATAACAGGTTTCTCCCAATCCATCATAACTGTTTTACCATCTTCGTCTATTAAAGATGACTCAGTATAATATAACTTGAAAGATTTTTGACTATAAAACGGATTCTGGTAACTCATCAGGATAGTTGTGTTTTCTATGTTTAGATTTTTCTTCCCAATCTTCTATTGCTTTTCTGATTGAGTCTTCTGCAAGAACAGAACAATGTAATTTGATTGGTGGTAATTCAAGTGCCTCTGCAATGTCTTTGTCTTTGACTTGCTTTGCCTCTTCGATAGTTTTGCCTCTTAACATATCAACAAACATAGTTGAACTTGCAATTGCAGAACCACAACCATAAGTTTTAAATTTAACATCAACGATTCTCTCATCCATGTCTAACTTTAATTGTAGTTTCATCACATCACCACATGCAGGTGCACCTGTCATGCCTGTTGCAACCATTGGGTCTTTTGGGTCGAATCTTCCAACAGAATGTTTTTCTGGATTGTTCAGAACACTCTCGAATCTATCGACTACTTTTTTACTATATGCCATTAAAATATTTATCCAAAGAAACTATCAAGACTTGCAACTGGTTCTACATTCCAATTTATATGACTGATAATACCTTTAAGTGGTTCAACAAAAGCTTTGTCAAACTGTAAATCATAATCAACATATTTCTGTAAGTCAAACTCTCTAGGCATAACTGACAAGAATGAGATAACATTCTCTTTGATTGGATTTGGTGTTGTAAGATATGTAAAGTGAAGTTTATCTCCGTTCTTTATCAACTCATATCTTTTATCTAAGTTTAGTTTCTCTAAGTGATGATTGTAAAGTAAAGCACCACGGACATGTATGGGTGTTCCTTTTGCATAGATGTTAGTCATATCTTTATATTGACTTAGATTATTACAACCTCTTGGTGATGCAATCTCTTCAACAGGAAGATTTCTGAATTCTTTTCTTGTCTGTTCAACAAAGTCCCACAATTCATTCTCTGTTTTGGTCATTACAATAGTCAATGCTTCTGTAAGTTTCTTTCTGACCCATTGTGGAGTTGAAGACTTTGCAGTCTCAATACCCATCATTTTTAGTTTTGGTGTTCTGAGTCTGACACCCTCATTATCATACACATTAAGAATGTATCTTTTCTTTGCAGTCCAGATACCTCTATCTGCAATGACTTCTCGACCCATTTCCATTTTCTGTTGAAATGCATTCGTGTAATCTTTGAGTTCATCGAATCCTTCTCTCAATGCATTTTCAATCTCTGATTCAATCTTACATAAGAAGTTGATAACCTTTTCTCTATCTTGTTGTTGTTCTTTGGTAAAGATTTGACTTACTAAATCATCAAGTGTGATATAGATTGAGTCTGTATCCATGGCAATGATATAGTCTTTATCGGTTTTGAGTATCTTGTTTAGATAATCGTTTGCAGTTTTCTCTGACCATTTGATTACTAATTGACCTGCAGTTGTAACTGACTCTGCAAGTTGTGGGTCAAAGAATGCAAAGTATTGATTTGCAAGAACACCATATGCAGAGTTCAAAGATATCTTTCTGACCTGTTGGTTGTTGTATGCTCTTTTGATTTTAACTTCAAGTCTTTTTCTTTCGATTGGGTCATCACAAACTTGTAGTTCTTTTTGATGTGCAATCATCTTCTGTTTGTATTCTCTTCTCTCATCGTATAATGTTTCCATAAGTTCAGGAAGAAAACCTTGTTTGTCTCTTTTGAACTTAACACCGTTTGGTGTAACTGTAACATTTTCTTTTTTGAGTTGAGATAAATCATTCTGTTGATGTAACATCTTTTCAATCTTAGTGTCCATCAAACCACCCTTTATCATTTTCTCAGGTGAGATATTGAACTGCATGATAAGATGTGGATATAGAGAGTTCAAGTCAAACGACATAACCCAATTATGACCACCAACGATTGGTTCTTTTACATATGCACCCTCAATACGATAGTTCTTTTGGTCTCTCTTCAATGCCTGAGGTGGTGTTTGAATACCTTGTTTCTTCAAGTGATTGTAGATGATTGTTTCCCAATACTTGACCATACCGAAAGTGTCATTGTAATTACACTTGGCAGAATATGCCATAACAATTGTAAGTTCTAAGAATCCAAGTTTCTCTTCTAGTTCTTCAACAAGAACGGCATCTTTAACATTATATGCAAGAAACTTTGAGTAGTCTTGTTTGTAAAGTGTATGTAGATTACCATACTCTGAGTAATCAATCTTACCTTTGTTGAGTTCTACTTGTGCAATGTGTTCTAGTTTGTATGACTCTTGTGTTTGTGGTGTATGTTTACGATACAAGTCTAAGTAGTCAACAATACTGATACCATATAGATTGAATGTTTGTTGTTTCTGACCATAACTAGATGTGTATTCTCTAACATCTGACATCAACCAAGGAGAAAGTTTCTTATGTTCTCCTTCACCGAAAACTTTATCGATTCTGTTACAAAGATATGTGATATCGAATGAGTCTACATTCCAACCTGTTACGATATCGAAACTTGCCTTTCTCCAGAACTTTATGAACTCTGTTAGAAGTTGTGCTTCATCTACACAATCATAGTAAACACAATTGGCAGGTTTTTCATCCCACTTACCAAGACCGAAAACATGTGTATTATGACCGAAAGGTTTGATTGCAATTGCATTGACTTTCTCATCTGCTCGCATTGGTTCTGGAAAACCATCTTCACACTCACACTCAATATCAAGTGTTGCAATTCTTACTTTCTTTGTATCGTATTCGAAGTCTGTTGGAAACTTATCTGAAATATATGTGTAGACATATCTATCATAACCATGTATTTCAAAACCTTGTGTCTGATGATATTTCTCTCTGAACTTTCTTGCACCACCCATTGAGTTGAGTTCTACAACTTCTAGTGGTCTTCCATCTAATGATTTGTAAGGTGTATCACCTTTTCTGGAGGGAACAAAATGTTTAGGTCGATAATCGACTTTCATTTTGACTTTTTTATTGCCTTGATAACCAGTTACAAGAATCTTGTCTCTAGTTCGACATACATTTGTATAAAAATCCATACTGTAAGTATACTACAGTAGGTCTATTCTGTCAATGTTCTTTTGTCGGTATATCCTAAAAAATGTTTTTTAACAACATCTTTTAAATCTTCGTAATGTGCGATTTGTTCTAGTTCTTTTTCGATTGTCTCAACATGGTCTGAGTGTTCACCTACACCAACTGAGTTTTTACATTGAACTAGAATATTTGTTTTATGTTTTGCAATTTTGCCATCTGCGTGTGCGA